AGCCTGATCGTCAGGATTATCAACCTGACCACCATCAGCGCGAGAAACACCGCGATGGACAAAAGGGGCGGCAGCATAAGACCATAATATCAGCCGCCGCGCGAAATCCTCAGCATTTTCTTCCGTTAGCTTCGGGCCGGCAATGGCGCCGCCGTAGGCTTTGGCTACTTTTTCTGAGTCGTCGGGTTGTGGTGTTTTTCGCTTTTTTCGTGCTGCGTCGAAGTGTCCTTCGAGCTCTTTTTCGAGTCCTTCACGAATGCCAGCGAGTGAGGCTGCGCGATCTGATCCGACGAGGTCGACCAGCCTTTCCATGTAACCTTTGCCATCTTTATTCTCCGTCCAGTCGTTACGAGCCTTTGTGATTTCAGCCTCATGGCCCATCATATCAATATCTAATCCAAGGTCTTTTATGGCTCCATGGATTGGACTTCCTTCGGAAACAGCATTCTCAATTTTTTCTTTTGTTTTTTGACCGCCTTTGTCGATCAAAGCACGAATGCCGACTTCTCCGCCTGGGAGTGTAATAGGCTGAAAGCCTTTAAACAAGCCAGTATCGTCAGCCTCCATGATCTTTGACCAAAAATCCTGAAGATACTCTTTGCTTGCAAGATCATTTCCGTTTTTCTGAATAAAATCAACAGCAAATCCTTTTGGATTTGTTGTCATTGGCTTCACGCGATTGTGCCATACTTCCGTTTGGTTTAGGAGATAGCCAAGAGCGTTAGCCGCTATATCCGCCCCCTCATGTGTAGCCTGAGCTTGCCCGACCGCAGCAGGGTTTTGATATTGCTCCCACGCGCCTGTTCCGTGAACAAGACTATGAACATCAATTCCGGCTAGTTTTGACGCATGGCTCATGGCCGAATCGGCGACCTTGGAAGTTATTTCAGCCTTTTCCTCCGGAGACAATTCAGCAAACTTATCGCCGTATTTCTCCTCCCAAGGGGATCCGGCGCCAGGATCGATCTCATAGCTGATTCGACGCATATTGCGATCAAGGCCAGACCCAACGTCTTCCTCAGCATTGCGCGTGAGCTTGGTCATGCCCATCCAACCAACAGCCTGAACTTCCGCAGGAGTCCAATTATCGCGGCCTTTCCATTTCATTTTATTCAAATGATCCGTTAGTCCGCGACCCCATGCCGCACGGTTTTCATAGGCCGCCTCTGTTGGCGTTCCGGTAAGGTCAACCTTTAATTTTCCAAGATCTTCCTTGTTGTATCCAAGCCTATCAAGATGATTAAGGAGCTCTTGATCAACCATTCCCGTATCGCGTGCAGTGTGGACGTCGACGACAAACGGCTTCCCGCCATCAGGATGATTCGCCATCCACGAACGAACGGGCTTTCCTTCTGCTGCATCAACAAAGTCCGCAATTTTCTGCCCAACTCCGCCAGCAATTGGCTTGTCCTGAAGGACCGCTCTGATCGCTTCAGTCGGATTCGGCATACCGCCAGCGCGCCAAAGATGTTCCGGCACGCCTCTGGCTATTTGCTCTTTTTGTAGTAACACATTTTGTTGAGCGCCAGCCGGAGAAACATTCTGCTGACCTACAAGCCAAGCGCGCATTTGTTTTTTTGCTTGATCTTCGCCAGGGTAATACTGCCTGAATGTATTATATATTCTACCATACCAATCAGCCGCCTGATGTATCTCGTCATCATTTAATATTTGATTGTGCCGATTTACCCAATCTTCATAATTCAGCTTTCCAGAGACAAAATCTGGCAGACCTTTTGGAGCACGAACGATAGTTCTGGCATTAACCGGATCGCCAGCAACTTCCTCGCTTTGAGCTGATTTTTGATCTCTTCTGAGCTTTTTGTGCAGGCGTCCAAAAGAGTCAGCGTCAGGAAACTGCAATCCAGTGTTTTTATATTTTGCAATAATTGACGCAGCAGCATTATTTGGAGTTTTGTAGGAAACCCCTTTTGGCGTCGGTATATCCACTTGTGAAGTGGATATCTCGTTAATTCCACCCTCAGCCGAAGGGGCCGAGGGCATCATAGGGCGCGGCGTCATATCCGGCGCCTCCATCCCCGAAACATCCTGTGCGGTCTGCACCGCCCTTGTCACCGGATCCTCATCGGGCGCGCCGCCTGCAGCGTATCCCATCGCGCGCATCAGGAACATCATCTGAAGGGGATCCATCCCACCCCCGCCAGACGGCGCGGCCTGCGGGGCTTTCACCGGCTCTGGCGCTGGCTTTGGCGGCTCGTATCCATACACATACGGCGTCGGATAACCGCCCTCAAAGGACTGAACATATTCACTCGGCGCAACCCACGACGGGCGGTTCGGCTCATATCCCTGAGCCCGCGCAGCGCCGGTGTAGGCATAGTCAGAAACGACCGGAGCCTGTTGCGCCGGCGCCTGTTGGCTCTGGATCTGCTGAACAAACCGGCTGATGTCAGGACGACCCGCCGGCATGCCGCCATCGGCCATTACCTGACGACCGACATGCGGCAGGTAATGCGTCGGATAGTCGTCTTCGAGGACGTGGCCGCCATGCGCCATACCCGGCATGCCCTGCCTGACTTCCATCGTCGGGGATAGTTCCGACGTCTGCGTCTTCAATCGATCATTGATGATGTCGAGGGCGCGGTCGATGATCTTAGACATTAGGGGCGTTCCTGTCCTTGGCGAGATCCTGAAGGAGCCTCGCTATAACCTCATCCTCACGCATTTTGCGGTCTTCCCGCCGATGATGCGCGTCAAGCATGCGATCGGCCTCGCGGTGATCAGACTCGACGCCCATCTTCTGAGCCTGCATCTCCGCGCTCATGCGCCGCGTCTCGGCGTCCATCATCTTTGCCTGAGCATCAACCTGTTTTATGGGATCCAATGATCCCTTGCTCTGAACCTCTTCAACTTTAGCCTGAGCAAGAAGGCGCCTTGTTTCTGCATCCATAAGGCGCGCCTGGGCCTCAGACTGCGAATCCGCAATTGACGCTTGAGCAACGGCAGATTTCGCATCGGCCTCCTGCTTAAGGATCTTGAGCTCTTCCATCGCCCTCTGCATCTCAGGCGGGATCTGCTGATGCTGCTCAGGCGGGACGAAGAACTGTTCCGGGTTATTCCAGCCGATCGACTTCAGGGCGGCGAGGTCGACCGCCTTCGGATCATAGAGCGCCGGGCTGGCCTGTTGAAGCTGTTTAAGCGCCATGATCTTCATAACGCGCTGGGTGTGACTTGCGGTATTCGGGTCGGCCTGCGGGACGAGCTCGCAGTCGTTCAGAGCCTGCATCAGCTTCTGTTCGTTCCAGTCTACCGTAGGCTTTCGGCAGCGGTTCCAGAAGCTGTCCGGATGCTCGCGGAAGCAGCGGACAAGAAGCTGGAACTCCTCAGCCTGCGACGCATGAATGCGCTTGTGGACGGCGTTAAGGATCTTGGTGGCCTGATCAATCAGCGCCAGCGTCGTGCCCACCGGCGCGTCCTGCCGGCCCTCGCCGACCTGCAGCTCGCTGGTTCCGCCGACGCGCTGCCCCGTCTCGACGATGTTCGTGACGAGGTTCATCAAGGCGGGCCCCGGCTCCTTGTATGGAAGCGGCATGACAGCCTGACTGATCGGAACGCCACCAGTCTTGATCAACGCCCCGCCGCCAGGAGGCACGCGGAAAATGTTTGTATTCTGCCGTGCTCCCGTATCAGCCATCAGGAAGCCGGGGAAGTTCGCATACATGCCGGCGTCGAGCATCTCACGCCAAGCGGCCGTCACGGCATTCGTCGTGTTCCCGAGAATGTGCAGCAGGCCGATGTCGTAGAAACCCATGCCGGGAACGAAGGTATATTTGACAAAGTTCGTGCGAGCTTCGGGGAGCTCACTGCCTGGCTCACCGGTCGGCTCATCGTAGTTGCGGACTATTGAGAGGATTTCCCGCGACGACTTGTCGATCGTCACCCGATACGGGATTTCGAGGCCCGTCTCCTTGCCTTTGAACTTGTGCTCGAAGCCGGGGATGTTGAGCTCGCAATAGCACTCGTAAACCTCGCGGTCCCGATCGTCCATGTTGCGCGGATCGATGTCAACGCCCTGGATGTCGGCCTTCTCGCGCTTTGATGCATCGGCTTCCTGATACATCGGCGTCGTCAGGTCGATGTCCTTGTAGACGCCGAGGATCTGCAGACGGCGAACCGTCGACTCCCGCATGTAGACGCGATGCGTCACCCGCTTGGCGTCGGACAGCGTCGTGGCGTTGTTGTTGACGATCAGGTCGTCGGCGTCGACCGTCTCGCTTACCGGGCGACCGCGGAGCGGGCAGAAGTAGACCTTCTTGAAGGCGGTTCCGCCGAAGCCGAGCATGAACAGCATGCGGTCGGTGTCGGGGTAGTATTCCTTAGCCGTCGCGGTCAGGTAATGGTTCAGGTCGTTCTCAAGGGCGTCGGCAAGCTGCTGCTGCTCGAAGCTTTCCTTGTCGGAATCGTCGCGGACCTTCACCGGTCCGTCGGTCGGAAGCATCTCGGATCGGGCATTGGCCTGGAAACGAAGGACGGCTTCGAGAAGGAGCGGGTGGCGCACCCGGCTCATGCCCTCGACCGGAGCGCCATCGGCTGCGCCTTGCAGGCCGGGGATCTCGACCTTCAGGCCGAGCAGCTTTAGGCCCTGCGCCCTATCCTCAATCCACTCTTGCCGGCTTTCCAGATCGTCGGCGATGCCGCGGAGAAGATCTTCCGAGATCGCGGACAGTTCAGACTGATCAATGTCGTCGACCAGGTTCGAGAACCAATCCTGAGCCTTCTCCGCGTCGGAGGCGCCTTCGACCGGACGTCCGTCGAGGGAGATCGAAATGGATCCATCGTCATGCTCAATGCGGATGATGTTCCCGCGGTCGTCCGTCTCCGGCTTGTCGTGGCCATCCTCGACCTCGACCATAACGTCCTCATCCGGCGAGGCGCCTTCCGGCTGCGGCTGGTCGAGGCGAAGGGCGGAGCTAAGACCGGGGAGCATAGCCATAATCAATCTTCCTTGTTTTCAATCATCTTGCCGATCTCTTCGACGAACTTATCAAGCCCCTCGCGTGCGGCCTTATTATCATCTTTCGCGGCGATTTCGTAGACCCGCACGTAATCGTGGGGCGCCTTGCCCCAGACCTCGACCCGGAAACGTCCCATGCCTCTGCCATGCGGCGGCGGCTCCTGAATAGGGTCGACGATGGCGTTGGCGAGGATCATTCCACTTTCCCTTTGGTAATTCACTTTATTCATCTGGCGAAAAGCTTTCGCTTCCGCAAAGGATATTACGTTTGAGGCGTCGCTTCTTCCATGCTTCTTTGAGCTTCGCCTTACGCTCATCAGAGTGCTTCCGTCCTGTTAAAGTATTCTTTATTTTTTCCTTAACCTCATCTTTTCTCTTTATTCCAATTCTTGACCGTCTTATTTTCTCTTTCGTTTCTTCTGAAATTTTTGAACCCTTATTATGAGCTGGCTTTCCCTTGTTTGCTACACTTAATTTTTCAATGGTTTCGGGCAAATGCTTGTAACCAGAAGAGCCGCCACCACCATCTGCCATATTTGATAAGTCTACATTTAATGAGCGCCAAAATGCAATTCTCTTTTTTTCAAGATCAAAAGCCTGCTCCTCTGTTAACCCAGAAATAACAATTTTAACTTCAACAGCATACCCCTCTTTATAAACCTTTTTTTGAATTGCAGTATGATGAAAATTGCGCCTTTTCATATTATAGGCTCGGCGCCCCTTGCCTTTACCAACATAAAAGCATTCATCCCGATCAGTTCGCCAATGTTCGTAGACATAAAACTGCATGTATTATACCGGATATAGGGGATCTTCTGGGGCGCCCGTATGCATTCTACTACGGTCGAGGTCTGCGGTCCATTCTGAGTTCCGCACGATGACGCCCGTGTCGCGCAGATGGCGCAACGCCATGCTAAGCGTATCGACAAGATCGTCATGCCTGGCCTTTGGGAAGTTGGCCGTCTGCGTGATCACCATATCTGCCCAGGATCTATCCGGCGCATAGATCAGCCCTTCCGCGAACAGATGTTGGATACTATACAATCTCGCTAGTTTGTCCAAAGTCTTGGGGTCCATGAGCTGGACGGCGAAGTCTTCGTGCCCATACAGGCGCCGGATCTCCTGCGCCACGCTATGGCCGGCGGCCTTGTTTTCGATGAGCAGCTTGTCGACGCCGTATCGCTCCATCGTGTCTCGGACCTTCTCGACGAGGTCGTGAAGTTCGAGACGCTCTTGCCACGCATACATCAACATGACGCGAGGGTGTTCCTGCGTATAGGTGCGCTCCAGAGCCGCGGACATCTCGCCTTCGCGGGTGATCTGTCGCGTGACCTGCGCGGTTTGATCGCCGCCTGTCCAGACGCCCCAGACTGTCATGGCTGATGGATCGTTTTCCTGCTTGGTCGTGTAGGCGGTGTCGAGGGCTGCGACGATATAATCGAAAGGCGGGTAGCTTTCGCGCTCCCAGAGGTGCCACCACTCGGCTTTGACGACGCCTCCGCCGCGGGGGATGGGCTCTTGCTGGAACTGGCCGGCAGCAGCATATTTGCCCATGACGCGCTCGTCGCGATCAACCACCTCTTCAGGGAATCGCGCGGGGAATAGAAGTTCTCCCTCCTCGCCGCGGGGGTCTTCGAGACCCAGCATCGTCGGCATGGCGCGGGACGGGTCGAAGCGCATTGGAAGCATGATATGGTCATAGCCGAGGCCCTTATCGATGATGACGCCGGAGACGTCTTCTTCATGCAGCCTTTGCATGATGACGACGATCGCGCTCTTTATTGGATTGTTGAGGCGCGTTGGCACGGCTTCAAGAAACCATTCAATAGTGGAGGCGCGCATCGCGTCGGAGGCGGCCCCCTCAACTGAATGAGGATCGTCGATAATAACGACGTCGCCACGAGAACCCGTAATAGATCCGGCAGCCACGGCTTCGCGGAATCCTGTCGCCGTGTTCTCGAACTTACTTTTTGCATTTTGATCGCCGGTTAGCGTGACGTGATCGCCCCACCTTTTCTGATACCAGTCAGACTGAACGAGGCGACGCATCTTGGTGCTGTCGCGGATGGCGAGGGACTGCGAGTGCGAAGCGCAGAGGAAGCGCTTGTGCGGCTCCTTGCGCGGCCCCCACCACCACGCCGGCCAGAAGACGCCCGTGAGCAGCGACTTCATCGCGCCGGGCGGGACGTTGATCAGGAGGCGGTTATAATACTCGCCCTCCTCGATCTCGACGCCGTCAGTGATCGCTTCGAGGTGGCTGCATATGAAGTCGATATGCCAGCCATGCACATATTCGGCGCCCGGCTCGACGATATGCCACGCCAGCTTGACGAACTCAACGAGGCTTAGGGATAGTTTGCGATCTATCTCGATTAGTTGCATATCGAGATCGACGCCCTTGAGGGCGTTGGCAAAAACTAATGTTTGGTCTTTTGATTCCAATTTACATTGCCATTGGCTTCGTTTGTTTCGATCGTGTTAACGACACAAGCGGCCGCCATCTTCAGTGATTCCATCGCTTCCCTATGCGACGGCGCATGCTCTGATATAATGAAAGACAAAACCGCCGACAACGACATCATGGCTTCAAGAGGCGTCGAAGCTACTGAGTCAATGATATCAAGCATACCCTCCGCCATCTCTTCAACGCGACGCTGCTGCTCTGCATCGTAGTCGTCTGAATCGCTGACGGCTTCAAATTTCATTTATCGCCTTTGACTTTTGTTATGATGTTGCGGAAAGCAAGCAAGTCTTCCGACGATAGATTGGTGATGTCGATCGTCTGAGCCTCGACCTTCACCGGGCCGCCATTGGCGCCGGTGACTTCCGTTATTTGCTTATCACCATAGCGCCTGGGGGCCAGCCTCGCTGCATGCCACTGCCAAGCCGCCAGCTTTACCCGGTCTGCATTTGCAGTGTCGTTCGTTGACTTGTCCGCCATCTCCAAAATCTTGGAGGCCATAAAATCCGCCAACCCCTCGCGCGCGCGCGCGATCCTCGTCCCAAATTCAGGGAAGTCGTCCATCCACCGGTAAACAGTCGACCTTCCAGGCATATCCTCATCTTTACATATTTTTACGATATGTTCGCCATTTATCATCCGCTCACAAATTGTGTCGGCCAATTCCTGCGTATATTTTTTAGGCCGGCCAACCGGCCTTTTTTCTTGGCCGCTCATGCTAATATCCTGAATTTCTTGGGCTTTCTTTCAATAAATTCAGCATATATACATTCATCAAAATACTCAACAGCCTCACTCTCCATAGACTCCAGTATTTCGGCCCTTATTTTTTTTATTGCATCTTTTATTATGGCCCATTCTTTTTTGGCTTCTTCTGAAACAATGGGTAAATTAGATAGTTTTTGAATAACAGCCATATATTTTTTTGAAGCGTTCTTATTCGCATGATTACAAACCCTTACAACACCTCCTTCGTCAATATTCAAGAGGCAGCCAGTGCTATTGCGATAGAAAGCAATCCACTTTTTTTCGCAATTTTCCCAATCATCTGTTTCTTCAATTATTTCCATAATCGGCTTTTTATTCAATCTTTTCAAAGATCTAACCCACCTTACGGATGGCAGATTTATATTTATCGGAGCGGATAAATGAGCAGACATACGTTTTTTAGGATTGTTGGTTTTTCCAACATATCGAACCACCCCATCATCAGGATCTTTCAAAACGTATATAAACACATCAAACCTCATATATTTAACCGGGACGTTCCACCTTATATAGCACGCCCCGGTCAAGTTTACCATTGATCAGAAATCATCAACTGATTCGACCGCAGGAGCCCCAGCCGCCTTCATCGCGGCCTTACCAAGCGGCGTATCAGCAAGCATTCCGAGCGCATCCATGTATACAGACAGCAGGGCCTGCTCTTCGGCCCGCTTCGAGGCGTCTTTCTTTCGAAGGGCAAGGACCTGCTTCAGGATCTTCGTGTCGAAGCCGGCTCCTTTGGCCTCGGCGAAGACTTCCTTGATGTCTTCGGCGATCGCCGCTTTGCTCTCCTCAAGATTTTCGATCCGCTCAACGATTGCTTTCAACTGATTATTTGTTGACATTGATGCCTTCCTTTTTCAGATACAGGACGAGGTGCTCGGCCTCGACCCGGCAGAATTCACAGATTGGTTCGCATGCTTCCCTTGGCGGCATGGCCACGACATTACAATTACCATTCAAATCTCGATTCATGCCGACGGCGAATGAGCACAGGCCGCGAGCAACAATTTCCGTTATTTCGTCCTGCATGTCAATTCTCCGGGGAGACGCCGGCAACATGAATTATTTGCGAGCGGCGCACAATAGGGGCTTGACTGAGGAAATAGTTTCCTTTACGGTGTGTGTATTGGATGACTGATCGACATGGAGATTGAGATGCAGGAAGCCGCCGTGAACAAAACATACGCCATCCACCAGCATCGGATTGCAATTAGCCGTGCACGGGATCTTTTGCAGGTTGAAGGCCAGCCTGAAGAATATTACGCCTGGCATGAACGCACGATTGAGCTGAATGAACGGGCAATCAGTAGAATCAAATCAGATCCGGAAACATTCTGGAACTAAAAGGTCGAAACGGGGCTTCGGCCCCGTTCACCCATATTGACTGGAGATCAATGATGAAATCAGTTCACGAAATGAACGTCTTCGAATTGCGTAGCGCCTTCGGGCGCTGCGCGGACTGCTCGCACAAGCAGATCGGCCTTCGTCGCCTACGGGACTATCTGGCCCTGCGCGATCGGAATCCAACGGCCGCAGACTATCTGCTGCAACAGGCGCGTCTCAGCCTGGCCAATGCGCGAGCATACAAATAATTTCGAAAATATTTCCCGTGACGCTTGACACGGGAAATGGTTTCCCTTATAACAAGACCATCGACACTGATTGAAACGGAGATTGATATGACCCTCTCGAACCTCGCCCCTCTCGCCGACGCCTACGCCGCCCTGAAGCTGGAGGAGGAGAAGATCGCCTCCCGCGTCAGCGAGCTCCGCAAGGAGATCCTCGACGCCGCCGGCGACGCCGACGAGATCATCGGCGACACCTGCGCCCTTGCCATCGACTCCAAGAAGGGCGCCGAGACGCTCGATAAGGCTGCGGCTCTCGCCCTCCTTCGTCAGCTTGGCGCGACGCCGGAGCAGATCGCCGCCCTCACCAAAGTCGGCAAGCCTTCCAAGGCTCTTCGCATCAAACCGCTGCTGGCTCTGGCGGCTTAAGGTCGAAACGGGGCGAAAGCCCCGTCTGCCCGTCAGGCGGGCACTGATGAGACCGATGGAGATTGAGATGGACGTTACGCGCATCAAAACCAGCTACGACCCGCCGCCCGTTCCTTCCCGCTCTTTTGACTGGAACGCCGTTGTCGGCGACTACGACGAAGGCGACCCCGTTGGCTACGGCGCAACGGAGCAGGAAGCGATTGCCGATCTGATCTGGCAGATTGAGGAGCAATAAAATGTATGTCATCGAATACAGGCGCCATGATGATTTGAGGGGATATAGCTACTGCCTGCATGAAATGACCAAACGCCAGTTTGCATGCGCAGTCGAAGGGGTCGCGAGTAACCCAAGACACTTCTTCAAGTCAGTAAGCAGCCAGTATGCCCATCAGTGGGTGAAAGAAGGCAGACTTCACTCGACGGCGCTTTATACGGCTGAAGGTAAAATCAGGAAGGCGCGTGGATAGTAAAAGGTCGAAACGCCCCTCGGGGCGTCTGCCGGTAAAGCCGGCACTGATGAGACCGATGGAGATTGACATGAAGGTAACAGTAGAAATCAGCATTGAAGCCATAGAAGCCCTTCTGGCCTTATTGGCGGACACCAAGCGGACGCCTGACCTCGATCAGGCTATGTCAGATTTACGGGCGGCTCATGAGGCCATCCTGGAAGAATACTGGGACGCGCAGGGATATTGAGATCACCTCTCCGGTGAAACTTGAAGCCCTCCGGGGCTTCTTTTTTTATGCGCGGGGAATTGACAAAAGAAAATATTTCTCGCAATATTCAAGTGCAATCAACCAATGGAGATCGACATGCGTATGTTTCACAAAATCACCGTCGCCTATCCGATCGCAGACGGCATGAACGGCGAGCAGACCTTCTCTCT